CCGGCAGGCCCTGAGCGGGTGCGGTGAGCCCGAACGTGAAGCCGGTCAGGTTCGCGCGTAGGTCGCCGTTGACGTAGATGCCACCGTCGAGCAGGGTCAGCGACGGGCCACCCACGAAGGTCGGAGACGTGAACGTCGGAGAGTCGCCGGTGTCCAAGAGCTCCAAGTCGCGACCGACCAGCCCGAACCCGACCGTCACGTGCTGATCGGGCTGCGCGCTGAAGTTCAGGGTGTTGAACTTCATGTCGGTCCCGAGCTTTGACCTGTCGATGTCCGTCAGGTACTCCTCGACCGTGAAGTAGCGGTCCGTGTAGGGATCGGCCGTGTACACAGTCTTCGCGATCTCGATGTCCCAGGCCGCGTCTTCCGCGTTGTCGACGAGGATCCCGGACGGGATCGTCATCACCGTCTCGGTCGTCTCCAGGATCGGGAACCACACCGAGTTGTTCTCCGCCTCGCTCATGTTGGTGAGCCGAGCCCACATGCCGGCCCGCACGCCGTCGGTCAGGATCGTGCCGGTCCCGAACGTCAGCGTGGCGCCCGTCCCCGTAATCGTGAGCGTGCCCCAGTCGGATTCGTCGAGAGCCTGAGCGGCCGCCCACGTGCCACCGAGCACGGCCTCGATGACGGTGTCCAAGCTGCCAACCGTCAACTCGGTCTCGTACGCGGTGTTGGAGAGCCTCGACCCCTGGCGCGGGCGCTTCCTCATCCGGGTCGTCTGGATCATCTGCGACTCGATCGACGCGACTTGCATCGCGAGACCCTGGGACGGCCTGACCTCGATGCCCGTCGCGCCGGATCCGGTCGCGGGCGTACCGAGCGCGGACTGAACCTTCAGGTGCAGGGGGATGTTGGCGAGGTTGGCGACGGTCATGAGATAGCTCCTATGCGGCTACGGTGTTACGTGATCTGGCGAGCCAGGGGATCGTGATCGTGCAGCTTGCCCACCCACCTTCGATGCGCCGGATCTGGCCGGCCTGCGGGCCGAAGTCGGCGCGGATACGTAGATGGCCGGACGTCAGCGTGAACGCGGTCCCCGGCGCGAACATGGAGAGAACTGCTTGGGTTCCTTCTCGGATGGCCTTCACGTCCCGACCGGCGACGCCGTACCATGTCACGACGTACAAGCCCGTCTCCTCGACCTGGCCACCGTTCGCGGGGAACGTCAGGATGCTCGTCGTCGCGGGCACGAACTGTTCGGTGACGTAGGACTGGCCCACATCGGGCTCCACGTCGACATTGTCGTATCCGATGAGCGTCGGCAGCCCCGTGGTGTCGAGCAGGCGCGCGCGGAGCACGAGCGTGGCCTCGAGTGAGTCGATCATACGTCACCTCCGACCACTCGCTCGCGTGCCACCTCGACGATCTTGTCCCAGCTCGCTCGGGTCAGAACGACGGAATGAGCGCCGCCCACGGACGACTTGAACACGATCGGGCGGGGCGTCACCGTCTTCTCGCCCCTGGTGTAGGGCCGCTGCTGACCGACCTCTATGGCTGGAGCGTACCAGATTTTGGTGATGATACTCCGCGAGAAGTCGGACTCGCGCTCTTCACGCCACGACCCCTTGAGCCTTCCCTCGTCGACCGGCTGACCGGGCGCGCCCGTGATCTCCGAGCCGTCGCGGATACTGCGGAGCACTTCCTTCGCGCACTCGTCCATCACCGCGACCGAGCGCGTCTCCACCTTCACGGTGAACTGCTGGATCTGGTCGACGAATCTCATCGCGACGCCACCACCTCCCACATCACCGGGGCGCCATCGAGACCGATGGGTTCGGCGCTGCGCACGATGTAGACGTCATCGCGCCACTCGACGCTGTCACCCGCGCGTACCACGTCGTCCTGGCTGTCGGGCCAGAACAGCAGCGTGATGGAGTCGTGTCGCTTGATGCCGAGATCCTCGTAGACCTCGGGCTCGCCGATATCGGCGACCGCGCGACCTGTCATCATTGGGGCAGACAAGGACGTGAACGTGCCCGTCAGTGGGTCGTGCGCACCGAGGTCTTCGCGCGCGAACTCGACGGGTACGCCGTAGCGCCGGAACGCCGACCCGGCGCGCGAGCGGATGCGAGTAAACGCGCTCATGCGACGCCGAACCTCTTACGTCGGTAGGGTGCGGCCTTGGCGAGCACTCTCGGCACCGTGCGGTCCATGCCGCTGAGCGAGGGATACCGGCCGAAGCCCACCGTGTATGGACCCAAGGACTCGCTCTCGATGACACCAGGACCCTCACCTACGCCACCGCCTACCGACATGAGCTCGGCCACGTCGAGCGTCGCCTCGATGATGCCCGCCGGTACTGCAGCCCACCCCCAAGCCGCGGTGACCTCGATAGTCGCACGGCGAAACGACGTGAGCGGCCACGACTTGCCGACCGCGAACAGGTCGGAGAACGGCCAGCCCGGTTCACCGTGCATGATGCCGTCCCACGGACGCGCATCGACGTTCGCCAGGTCCCAGGCCACGCCGTCGACAACCACGGCCAAGTCGGTGAGCGTGTAGAAGTCGTTCACCGGCAGACGCTCGCGGTCGAGCGCACGAAATCGCCGCGCGCTCTCCTCGTCGTCTTGGTTGAACTCACGGCCGGTAAACGCGTTGACATGCCGGGACGCCGCAGCCAACAGCCCAGCAAACGAGCCATCATCGGCCTTGCCGAGCCTGGTTTCCAACTGCGCTGCCGTGGCGTACGGCGTCCCGATCGCTGCCATCTAACTAGGGCGTCTGGAGCGCACGGCCCAAGAAATCGACCGTGGCCGTGGTCTCGCGTCCCAGGTAGTCGAGCACCGGGTCTGTCGTGCCCGGCGTCGCGTTGGCCAGCAGACGCCCCATCCAGTCGTGCGTGTGCGTGCTAGTCGCCATCCTTCACCTCCTTGTATGCCTCGTATGCTTCCTCCGCGGCTTCGGCGCCGCGCAGTTTGTCCACCACCGCGCCGTCCGCCACGATCTCGTGCCAACCGCCCCCGATCGCGTAGACCCCGTCATCTCGCTCGTCCGGCTCGTCCAACTCGTCCGGCTTGGGCTCGGGCTGCGGCGGCTCGGGCTGCTCGGTGGGCGCCTCCAGGGAGGCGAGCCGCGCGTCGTAACGCGCGACTCGCTCCACCTGGCCCGCCCTCTCCGCGATCCGACGGTTACGCCTGATCGCGCCTAGGACGGAAGGCCTCACAGCGACTCGCCGCCTGTCAGCGGCACGATGCCGTCGTCGTCGATCGTCAACGCCGTGAAGTAGCCGGCGTAGGCTACCTGCACGCCAAGCACGCTGGGCTCCGTGACCTGGAGCGTCCCGACGCGCTGCTCGAACACCTCGAGCGACGCACTCGACAGCATGTACGCCTCGCCCGCGTCGACACCCGCCGACATCACGACGGGGATGCCGCCGATCGTGCCCATGACGCCCTGGCCGAACCTGCCGGCCACGAATCCCTCGGACTGCGCGTCCCGCGGGTTCACGGGCGCGAACAGCGGCCCGAAGATCCCGAGCACGTCGGACGCGACCGCGAGGAACAGGCGCCCCTGGCCCTTCGTCGCCGCGTACACGACGCCGGCCGCTTCCCAGATCGCCGCCGCGACCGTGGCCGCGGTCGGGATCGAGCCGTAGCTGATCGCGGCCGTGTTGGTGGCCGCCAGCTCGTCACCGACCGCCGCCTCGGTCTGGATCGCGTACTGCGCTGCCAGATCGTTGATGATGAGGTCCATCACCTGCGGCGAGGAGAAGTCGATGTTCTGGCGGCTGACGTTCACGTAGCCGCCGTAGGTCACGGCGTTCGCCTCGATCCGCGTGATCGTCATCTTCTGCGACGTGAGCTCGACCTTCTCCTTGTCGCTTCCACCCTCGCCGGCCCCGCCCTGCGGCAGGACCGTCGTGTGCTGCGTCACGTGCGGGCGGTGCCACGTCGCCGCCGTCAGCGGCATCGGGCCGAGGAACGACGCGACCGGACGGGCCGCGTCGATGAAGTTGATGACGTTGCCTACGATCGGGTCGGGGACGACACCGAGGTTGTCGGGCGTGGTCTGATGCGCGGCGACGCGGTAGTGCATCTCCAGCCGCTCACGGGCCTGACGGTCGCCGATCGACGCCTTGTAGCTGTCGAGCGCCCACGCGCCTGCGCTGCGGTACTCGGTATTCGTCTCGCCGTTGCGGCGGGCCATCGTAATGGCCTGGTCGAACTGCTTCATCCGCGCCCCGACCTGATCGGCCAGATCCGCGGTCGCCTCCAGCTCACCGAGCTGGGTCTGCAGCTTCGTGATGCGGTCGCGCAGCCCGCCGAGCGTCTCGCTCTCGGCGTCGTTGAGGTCGCGCTCGCCGTCCTGCGCCGTGGCAACGATGCCCTGCGCTGCGGCCGTGCGCTCCTCGAGCTCCTTCTGCAAGCGACGGATCATCGCGTCGTTTGCGTGTCCGATCTTGGACATTGCTGACTCTCTTGGTTGGATGTTCTCGGTTGCTTATTCGCACAACGTCTCCGAGACACATCCCACCAAGGGATGTCAGTGCGTCCTGCTTTTTACTGCCCTGCTTCTGCTTCTATGCCACTCGATCCTGCTTCATGACCCACGCGATAACGGGGTCCCTCAGCATCTCGTCGAGCATGGGCGTAGCCGGTGGCGGCCCAGCCGCTGTCTCCGGTACGCCCTCACGGACGGCCAACACCTGCGCGCCCGAAAACGCCGGGTCCTCGACCATGCCCAGATGGTCAAGGAATGCGTTTCTCACCCGACGGACCTTCGCATCATTGTCCAGCAACACGTCGCTGCCCTTGTTGGCCCGATAACCGATCGACGCGGACACCATGTCCTCGGCCGCCAGATACAGCAGCTCGTCGCCCTTCGGGCCGTGTACGACCTTCACCTGCGCGAACAAGCCACGCTCGTCCGCCGGGTTGAACTCGATGACCTTGCCGACCGTGTCGCCCTTACGGTGCTCACGGTTCACGCGCACCTTGCCGGCCCTGGATTCGATGCCGTCGAACGCGCCGCGGTCGAACACCTCGGTCCAGAAGTCGCCACGCCAAAACACGCGGGCCTCTTGATCCCAGGGGACGGCGATGACGTCGATGAGGCGCTTCGTCGTGTCGACGTTCGAGAAGACGCCATCGCTTCGCGTCAGGATTTCGCTCATACGCGTTGCCTCCGTAACTGGATCTCGTCCTCAGGGTCCGACGCGCCGAGCAGTTGGCCCGTCACGGGTTCGGGTGTCTCCCCAAGGAGCCGTTCGGCGACTCGGACCTCCTCCGTGGACATCACGCCGGCCGCGATCAGCTTCACGTAAGCCTCGGCGCGATCGGCGAAGTCTGGGCGGCTGTACTCGTCGCGGTTGAGCTCCGCGCGCTGCGTGGACGGCAGCGCCCACCCCGAGAGTGCGCCCATCACGTGGGCCGCCATCGGCCGAAGCGACAGACGGTCGTGCTGGTCGAACACCTGCGATACGTTTGAGTACGTCATCGACTCGCCACCACCGCTCGGCAGGCCCACGATGAACGGCGGGACCCCGAGCAAGACCGCGATCCGCGCCTCGGTAAACTGCGCGATCTCGATCATCGCCATGTCCTTCGGCGACATGGATTCGTGCGTCTTGAGCGTGACGCCGTTGTCCAAGACCGGCGGCGCGCCGAAGTTGGCTTGGCGTGACGCCAGCCACTGGTTCAGTAGATCCTGTGCGTCGTCCGGTTCGAGCGCGTCGGGCGTCTCCAGCGTGTAGACCGGCACACCGCCATTCTGGACGACCTTGCGGGCGTACGCCTCGATCAGGCCCGCCGTGATCCTACGCCCGCCGGCGACCTCCAGCGGACCTTTGCCGCGCGCGCAGTCGGTCGCCGAGTCATAGCGGATGTGGAGTACGTCGTCGGTCACGTCGTCGCCGGCCGGGCCGCCCAACCGGCAGCGCCTGCGCCCGCCCCTCATCTCGACGTGCATGAGCCACGGCGAGACGACGCGGAACGTGAGCGGGAACCCGTTCGCACCGAACGCGACCGGCATCACGAACGCCTCGCCCGTCAGGTAGTCGCGGAACAGCTGCTTCGCGAACTCGTGCCATGACGAGTAGATCGACGGGTCGGGGTTTGTCATCCAACTCGTCGGCTCGATGATCCGGCCGCTACGCGTTCGGTAGACGGGCATCGCCGACAGCACCGAGGCCGATCTGTCGATGCAGGTCCATGCGATGTCGACGAGCGAGTTGAGGCGAGCGCTCCAGTCCCATACGGGCGTCGACCATTCGGACGGCCAGCCGTCCCACGGAGACGGGGAGAACCGCGCGAGCGGGCGGGAGGCTGCGATCTCGCCCTCGAACTCGACGCCGTCAGGGTCGCCGGGCGTGTAGTCCGGGTATCCGACCGTCGGCGGATCGCCGGGCGCCACGTTCTCGTTCGGCGTCGTGCCCTCGTGGTTCGGGGTGCCGAGCAGCCAGGACAGGAGGCTCATGTCTCGGCCGCCTGCAGCACGTGGATCCGCGGCTTACGCTTCGCCTCGACACCCGACAACGCGATCGTCGCGGCCTTGAGCGGCGAGACATCGATCGCGCTCGGACGCACCCACACCCACCCGCCTTCTTTGCCCACGTCCCGCTTGCCCGCCGCGACCACGGAGCGGTCGAGCGGCTCCTGGCCGATGTGGTGGAGGGTGCCGTCGATGACGGCCGTGAGGAGCTCGCCACAGGCGTTCGCGTACTCGCGGCCCGTCACCTCGATGACCTCGACGTCCGCGTCACGAAGCGGGCGAATGAACGCGCCCTCGGCGCCCGACGGGTCGATGCGGATGGGGGTCCGCTTGCGGTCGTGCAGATCGGTCAGGTAGTCCTGCACCCAATGCGTGCCCTTCTCGAACTGCACGCTGTCGACGTACAAGTGCCCGCCCGGCAGCCTGCCAGCCGAACCGACGGCCGACCATGATCCATCCGACGCCACCGCCAACCCGTACGCAACCGAGTCGATGCGCGGTGGGGGCTTGATCGCCAAGCTCTGCCAGCGAGTGAACGGCACGACGCCGGCCTCGCCGTCACCGCCCTCACGGATCCCGAGCCGCTCGCGTCGGAACTCGCCGACCCCCTCCGGCGTCCCGCAGAGCGTGCGCCGCTCGTTGTGCACGAACTCCTCGTCGATGCGGATGTCCATCGCCGGGTTGACCCGCCGCCACGCCTCCACGTCGTCAGGCCGCGTGTCCGGGCCCGACTCCCACGCTCGCAGGAATAGCGACCCCGGGTCGTCCGATTCCGCGCGCTTCAGCAGGGCGTGCAGAAACTCGGACGCGAAATGCGGAGCGGACGACGAATACCAGACCTGCGGATTCGGCCGAGCCGACAGCGCCGGAAGCACGCTACCTACCGTGGCCACGGGGAGCTCGAACGCCTCGTCGAAATAGACCGCGTCCGCGCTGAATCCACGGACACTCGAACGCGATCGGGCGAGAAAGCGCAGCCTCTCGCCAGACCTGAGCTCGATTCCCTGTTCTCCCGCACCGGTCCGTATGATCCTGACCTGTTCGAACAACTCGTCGGAGCCTTCGACGAGGGACTTGACCCGGAGAAAATGCTCGCTGCACGTCTTGAATTCGTGCGCCGTGTGGATCTGGAGCGGCTCGCCGAGCACGAACATGCCGGCCAGCTGGCGAGCCTCCTGGATTGCGCCCTTTCCGTTTTGTCTTGGCACGACGTCACCGACTTCGAACGCTGCCCACTTCCCGTCGTACCGAACCCGGAGCGCCTCGAACAGCAGAGACTCCTGCCAGTCGTCGAGCTCCAGGCCCGCCCAGTCGAGGACTTGCCGAACGTCGTCTTCAAGTGCGGTGCTCCGTTCGCCGGCGTCGTTTGGCACGCACTCGAGCGTCGGCGGCAGCCCGACGCGCGTCTCGGCGAGAAGCGAGCTCATCGACTTCCGAGGCCTCGACCGAAGGCAGCGACGCCAGCTCCGCGAGCACCGCTTGCAGCCGCGCGGCGATCGGAGCGATCTCGTTGGGTTCGGCCAAATTCATCGAATCGGCCAACTTGTCCCGCATCGCCTCCAGCGAAACTCGGTGGTCGCCCGACTTCAGCGCATCGGAGAAGTTCATTCATGGCGCCATTTTGGCCGAACGACAGGGGCATCCCACTGGATCCCACCGCCGTTTGTGGTCATTTTGGCCGAATGCATAATTTATGCATAGACTCCATGAAATCCTAGTAAAGATAGACGAG